AAACTTGCCCGGCCCCGATACCGGATTTGGACGTGGAAACGCTGCGGCGGCTGTGGCGGGCGTATTTGCCGGTGCGGATGATCGCCAGGGACCTCGGGCGGACGCCGCGGCAGATCGAAGCCATGGCGCGGCAGCTTGGCCTGGCGCACCGGGACCAGGCTGCGGTGGAGCACGCGGGGCGCCTGCGGGGGACCGCCTGTGCGCTGCGCCGCGCGCGGGAGGCGAGTGAAGAGCTTTTTCCGCTGGCGATGAACGCGCGCGGGGCGGCGGCCTTGGCTGCTTCCCGCGGCGTTGCGTGGAGCGGGCGGCGGGGGGACCTCTCGGTGCTGAACGCGGCGCTGGAGGGCGCCGGACAGCGGCCGGTTTATGTCCCGTTCCGGGAACTGCGGCCATGAAGCGCGGAACGACGCGACCGGCATCCGCTTTCGTACGCGGCGCCGGTGCGCGGGCCGAGCAGGACAATCAACATCACAACCAGGGATCGGGGCCCATGAACACGGAGTGCGTTTATCGATTCGCCACGCTTGGGGTGCACGCATGAGCGGGGCGCGGCGGCCTGATGGCCGGACGGCGAAGGAACGGGCCATCGGCAGCGCGGTTGTGGCGCAGGCGACCCATGGCGCGTGGGCATCGCGTCCTGCGCGGCGAGAGGTGCTGAGCGAGCGGCGGATCACCGCGACGCGCAGCCAGCCACTCGAGGTTACTCGTTACGATGACGCGACGGTATATGACCGGTTGCTTTATGCCAACCTGATCACCAACCGCCAGCACGACGCGGCGCGGATCGCGCACATGCTGTTCCTGGCCGCGGGGCTGGTGCCGCGCGTGGTGGGGCGGCTCGACACGCTCGACGAGGAGTTGGCTGAGATCTTCGAGCCCCGGCAGGAACGCGAGGCGCGCGACCCCGCCGCGCCATCGCCGAGGGACAAGTATCGGGCGATCATGCGGCGCCTGGGCGGATTCCACGCGGGGTTGGTGGAAGGCGTCTTGCTTGGGCAGTCGCCGACGCGAGCCTGGGTGGCGAGCCTGGCGGCGGGATTGGACAAGCTCGGCGATATCCTGGGATTGCGATAGCGACGGCGCCGGGTTCCGACGCCGAATTCGAAGGCGGCGGGGTGCCATGGGCGCCTCGCCGCTTTTGCTTTTGGCGTGTCGGGGGCGTTGTCTGGGCCGCCCAAACCCTGGTGAGTTTCTTAGGATTTTCCTTGACATTGGGGTTCGAATGTCGTACCTGTTTCGCGGGGAGGCGAACTGCGTCCGCAGCAGATCGGGCGTAGAGGTCAATACCTCCCTTCTATTCAAATACATATAGAGATGCTTCCGTTTTTGCCATCGCGGGTCGGTGGCGGGGATCGACGCTTGAGCGTTTGGCTCGACGCGAAAAAACTTCGGATTTTCCTTGACGGCCGGGCGAGGATTGCGTATGTGTTTCGCGGGGAGGCGAGGTGTGTCCAACGCGCTGCAAACCCCGAGACATGACGATGCGGGATTTGATCACGCCCAGGCCGGCGCTGTCGGCTGGGCGTGATTTATTTTGGCAGCAAAACGTACGGCGACGCGGAGCGGCGGCAAGCGGCGACGCGGAGTGGGCTCTCGCGGGGCGCGTGATGCCCAGCCGCGGGGCACCACGGACGACATGGTCGAGGCTTGCATCGCGGCACTGTTTGCCATTGCGATGGATCGCGAGGAGTCCGGGAGCACAAGGGTGGCCGCGATCACGCGGATCCTCGACCGCGAGATCGGCAAGCCGGTGCAGCCAACCCCTAACCTGAACAGGAGCGATGTCGGCGCACTCAGCGAAGATGAGCTGCGAGATGAGCTCGCGCGCCTTGAAAGAGCGATTGCTGACGCTGACGCGCGAGCGGCGGACGCGGCAACTCCGGAGTAGCTTCGAGGAGTTCGTCCGCCACGGGATGGCGCGGCTGGGCCTCGCACCCGTCGCGCATCACCGGTTGCTGATCGGCGAACTGCAGGACGTGGCCGCGGGGCGCAGGACACGGCTGATGGTGAACATGCCGCCGGGTTCGGCCAAGAGCACCTATGCCAGTGTCTGGTTTCCGGCCTGGGCGATGCATCTTCGGCCGGGATTCGACGTCATCGCGGCGAGCAATATCGCCGCAACCGCGGAAGGGTTTTCGCGCAAGGTCATGGGCGTGGCGCGGGACCATGCGGAGACGCTCGGCTATTCGGTCGAGCGCCAGGCGGCGGCGGATTGGACGACCACGACGGGGGCGCGTTTTCGGGCCGTCGGCGTGGGCGGCACGATCACCGGTTCGCGCGCGGATCTGGCGCTGATCGACGACCCGGTGAAGTCCAGGGAGGAGGCGGATTCGCCGCTCATCCGGGAGCGGCAATGGGACTGGTTCAACGCCGATCTGCGCACGCGCCTCAAGCCGAACGCCGCGATCGTGCTGGTGATGACGCGCTGGCACGAAGACGATCTTGGCGGACGGCTGCTGCGGTATCAGCCGGATCTGTGGCGGGTGGTTTCGCTGCCCGCGGTGGCGGGCGATGCCGATCCGCTGGGGCGCGCGCCGGGGGATTTTCTTTGGGACGACGATTACGGGTTTGGCGCGGAGCTACGCCGGATCAAGGCCGAGTTTGACACCGCCGGCGCCACTCGGGAATGGCAGGCGCTTTATCAGCAAGACCCGCGTCCCCGCGAGGGAATGATGTTTCGTATCGGTTCCGTGCCCTTCCTCGAGGCATCAATAGCCGGGGGTACGCGCGTACGCGCCTGGGACCTGGCGGCGACGTCGGCCATGGGCACGCGGGATGGGGACTGGACGGCCGGCGTGCGGCTCGCGCGCCATGAAGACGGGCGCCTCGTCGTCGAGGATGTGATCCGTCTGCGCGGCGGGCCGGACGAGGTGGATGCGGCGATCATGTCCACCGCGATTGCCGACGGGACGAGTGTGGAGATCCACCTGCCGCAGGATCCGGGCCAGGCGGGCAAGATGCAGGCGCTGTACATGACGCGTCGGCTCGCGGGGTTTCGCGTGACGGCGAAGCCGGTGAGCGGAAGCAAAGGCGTCCGCGCGGGGCCGTTCGCATCGCAGATCAATGTCGGCAACGTCGCGATGGTTCGGCGGGCGTGGAACCAGGCGTTTCTGGAGGAGCTCGCCGGGTTCCCACACGCGGCGCACGACGACCAGGTGGATGCGGCGGCACTTGCCTTCGAAGCACTGAGCGCCGTGCCGGAACCGGCGCGGGGGGTTCGGGTGGGAATCATGCGGAGATGACAATGAGCAATCCTATCGGGGCAGCGGGGCAGGCCATCAAATCGAGCCAGGGTTTTGCCGCCGCCGCCTCGGGCGCGGGTATGACGACCGCACGGCTGATCGAGGTTCTGCTCGGGCGTTCGAAGTGCACGCCACGCGAGGCTGCACGCATCGGCGCGGCGACCGGACAGAGCGCAGCCCAGTTCGCCGTGGCGGACCCGGACTTCCAGCTCCTTTCGAACCGGAACGCGGCACTCTGATGTTCAGGCGGCTGGCGCAGAAATTCCCGCGTGATCCCGATTATCCGGCGCGTGTCCGGACGCTTGCGATCATGCGCGCGGTGCTCGACGGCACGATCTATGACGTGCTGCCCTATGAGTTCTTCGAGGAATACAACGATGCCGGCGAGTACGTGCCGCTGCGCGATCGGGCGCCGTCCGTGCGTTCCAATCTCTGCCGAGCGGTCGTCGAGGACAGCGTGGCGTTGCTGTTCGGCGAACGCCACTTTCCCACGGTGGTATGCGAGGACGAGGCGGCGCGCGCAGCCCTCGAGACGCTGATTCGCGAGACGACGCTCAACGCCGTGATGATGGATGGCGCGACCAGGGGGTCGGTCGGCTCGGTCGTGTTTCACATGCGCATCCTGAAGGGTCGCCTGTTCTTTGATGTGCTGGACACGGCCTACCTGACGCCGACCTGGGATCCCGACGCCCCGGATCGCCTGTTGCGAGTGACCGAGCGGTACAAGGTGAAGGGCGAGGATCTCGCCGCGCAGGGCTACAAGATCGCACCGGACGCGCTGGGCGAGGATCACTGGTTCCAGCGCGAATGGGACCCGGAGCGGGAAATCTGGTACCGGCCGCAAGCGCGCGGTGATGACCGACCGCCGCGGGTCGATGCGGAACGGACGGTGCGGCACGGGCTTGGCTTTGTGCCGATGGTCTGGGTGAGGAACCTGCCCGGAGGCGACGAGATCGACGGGGCGTGTACGTTCCGTTTTGGTATCGAGGATACGATCGCCATCGACTACCAGATGAGCCAGGCCGGGCGGGGCTTGTCCTATTCATCCGACCCCACCTTCGTCGTCAAGGAGCCGGCGGGGGATGAGGGGGCGTTCGTACGCTCGGCTTCCAACGCGTTGATCGTGAGCAAGGACGGCGACGCCAAGGTGCTCGAGATCAGCGGGACCGCCTCGAGCGCCGTCATCGAGTATTGTCGCGCGGTGCGTGAGATGGCGCTCGAGGCGATGCACGGGAACCGTGCCGACCCGCAGCGCTTCAGCGGCGCGCAGTCCGGGCGGGCACTGGAGTGGATGAACCAGGGTTTGGTTTCGCTCGCCGACAAGCTGCGGATTTCCTATGGCGAGGGAGCACTCCTGTCGTTGCTGAAGATGGCGGTGCGGGCTTCGCAGCGCTACCCCGTGCGCATCGGCAACCAGGAGACGACGCTCAGGGAATTTGACGTCTCGCTTCGCTGGCCGCCCTGGTATGCGCCGACCTGGCAGGATCGGCAGGCTCAGGCGAGCGCGATGAACACGCTGATCGATGCCGGCGTTTTGAGCACGGCCACCGGGACGGCGCTGGTCGGGCACACCTACGACATTCCTGACGTGGCCGCCGAGCGGGCACGCATCGCCGAGGAGTGGGCGACGCGGCCCGCGACGACACCGCTCGTCGGCTGACGTCGCAGCCGAGCCGCCAACACCTCCAGATCCAGGGGTAGTCATGATTCCGTTTCGTTACCCGACATTCGTCAGGGCTCCTGACGGAGACGCCGGCGAGCCTGTTGCCAAATCGGCCACCGATACCGCGGGGTTTTCGCTCGACTATGTGCGCGAGCTGCGCCAGGAGAACAACGGTTGGCGGCTGAAGGCGACGGAGCTGGAAGCGGCCGCGCACCGGGCTCGGGAGGAGCTCGACCAGGCGCGGGCTGAGGCAGAGCGGCGGATTGTTCGCGCCGAACTCAAGGCCGTCGCGGCGCGCGCGGGGATGGTCGATCTCGACGGGATCAAGTTGCTCGACCTCTCTCGCGCGCGGCTTTCCGAGGCCGGGGAGGTCGAGGGTGCGGACGAGATCATCGGCGCGGCACGCCGGGAGCGGCCGTGGCTGTTCGGGGATTCGCGCACCAGCAACTCCAGCGCCCCTCCCCGCCCCCGCGAAGCGCGTGACACGCGCGACGCACGCCAGATGACGGCGAAGGAATTCGCCGAGGCGAAGAAAAGCCGCTTCTGGCGGCGCTGACCGGACATTTCGATCGGAGACCGACGATCCGCGCGCGGGACATGCCCGGCGCGGCGCTTGCCATCGGGCCACGACGGCCTGGGCATAACCCCTAACCGTTGAGGATCTCGCATGGGTATCAACAATCTTCCCACGACTCTGCAGAGCGTCATCCAGCTTGGATATCTCGAGCGCGAGTTCGAACAGGCGCTGCGGGCGGAGCTCGGGTTCCGCGCGATTGCCGATCGCGAACCGTTCATGGCGGGGATCGGCGAGACGCTCACCAAGACCCGCACCGGGCTGCTGCCGGCGGTGACCACGCCACTCGCACCGCCCGCCAACTCCGACATCACCTCGGGGCTGATGCCGCAGAATTACGGTGTGGAGCAGTACACGCTCTCGGTGAACCAGTATGCGGCGAACCAGATGCTGAACGTGGTGACCGCGCGCGTCGCGATCGACGACCTGTTCCTCAACAACGCGCGGACACTGGCGGAGCAGGCGGCGCGGTCCGTCGACACGCTGGCGCAGGCAGCGATCTTCGGCACGTATATGGGCGGCAACACGCGGGTGATCACCACGCTGGGTAGCGCGGGGCCGATTGTCCATGTCGATGACATCCGCGGGTTCCTGTACACGTGGAACGCCGAGGGACAGCCGGTTTCGGTTTCGGCGGCCAACACGGTTTCGGTGACGGTGGGCGCCGATGTGTACACGCTCTCGGCGGCGGCGGCGGACGGGACCAACATCTCGACCGCGCCGGGCGGGATTTCCGGCAACCTTACCTTTACCACCAGCGTCTCGGTGGCGGATGGGACCGCGGGCAATTCGGTGGTGTCCGCGGTCGCACCCGTGGTGATGCGGCCGCTGAATGCCTCGACCAATCTGATGGCGGGGACGACGCTCGCGATCTCGGCGGCAAGCGATGTGAACAGCGCGAAGCTCACCATGCAGATGGTGCTGAACGCCAAGGCGACGATGAAGGCCAATGGCGTGCCGCCGGTGACGGCGACGGGCAACTATATTTTCTATGCCGACCCGCTGCAGATGACGGGACTCTATAGCGACCCCGCGTTCCAGTTCTTCTTCCGCGGCCGGCCGGATACGTCCGAATACCGGCGCGGCCTGGTGGCAGAGATGCTGGGTGTCGACATCGTGGAGACCAACATCAATCCGGTGCAGGCGCTCTCCGGCGTGGGGACGGTGCGGCGCGGCATTCTCTGCGGCCAGGGCGCGCTGGTCGAGGGCGTATTCACCCGGGAGGGTTACGCGTCGACGAACCAGGCGGACGATGACGCGATGATCGCGATCGTCGATGACATCGCGCATATCACGCGCGAGCCGCTGGACGCGCTGAAGCAGGTGGTGACGCAGACGTGGAATTATATCGGCGGGTTCGCGGTGCCCTCCGACATCAACACCAACCCGAACACGATTCCGACCGCGAACAACTCCGCGTTCAAACGGGCGATCATTCTCGAGAGCCTGTGATGGCGAAGGCCAGGACCGCGGAGGAGACCCACGAGGCGCGACGTCTCGTGGGTTACCGGCTGCGGCGGGGGTTCGTGCTGTTCACGGGTCGGACGCATCGGGCGCTGCTCGCGGGCGAGGTCGTGCCGGCGGAGGATGCCGTCGTGACGATGTTGTTTCGCGGGGGGGCCGACCTCGAACAAGTTTTGGAGTGAGGTCATGTCGGGGTTCGCTTCCTATGTCTTCGGTGAGCAGCAGCTCGCGGATATCAGACGGTTCTGCGGGTATCCGGCGATCGGTGATGGGAATGTGGTGTTTCCCTTTCCCTGGATCATGCGGCAGTACCTGGCGCTGGAATACCGCCTGCAGCACCTGAGCCAGACCGACGGGGCGACGCTCGTCGCGCAGTACCTGACGCCGCTCTATGCGATCGAGCAGTCGCTGGGCGCGGTCTACCAGAATCTCGACACCGCGCAGGCGGCGGTGTGGACGCACAACGCGAACGAGCAGCGCGACAAGGTGGCGTCCTTCACGTGGTGGCGGCGGCGGCTCTGTGCGTTCCTGCAGGTGCCGCCGGGGCCTGAGCTGAATACGCCGGAGGGCACGATCAGGATGGTGGTGTGACGTGGACCAGGCAGGCCTGCAGGCGAAGGCGAATTATGCCTACGGGAAAGCGGCGGGGATTCTGGGGTCGATGGTCGACGTGTACCGGCCGGATCCCAGGCAGGCGCTGATACCGGCGCTGGATTCCCGTTACACAACCGGGCGGATCATGGCGTGGTTCAACCCGGATCCCCGCTTTGGTTCGATATCGCCGGCGCCGGCCGACCGGGCGGTGGTGTTCGCATCGCTCGACCGGACGCTGCTCGAGGCCGGGGACTACCTCATGGATGCGGACCAGAACACATGGTTCGTGGGATCGTTGCAGGCAATGATGGCGACACCCTGCGTGCGGTGTACCCGCGCGTTTACCCTGACGCGCGCTGTACCGATGGTGGGCGAAGCGGCCTATGGCGGGAACGCGCCGGCCAACATGCAGACGATCCTCACGCTGTGGCCCGGATTTATCGCGCCAAAGTCGCGGGGGATGAGCCCCGAGGAACGCGTGCCGGGAGAAACGAAGCTGAACACCGTGCTGATCAACCTGCCAGTGACGGCGGGAGTGCAGATTGTGCCCAACGACGTTGTGGTCGACGAACAGGCCGATCCGATGCGTTACACGGTCAGTGTCGCGACGGCGACGGATTGGGGCTGGACCATCGAAGCCTATTACGCCGGAGCCTGACATGGCCGATACCGCGGATGTGGAGCGCGCGCTGGTCGCCGTCTGCGCCGGCGCGCTGTTTCCCGCAGGCGGTTACGCTTACGGAGCGACGGCAGCCAGTGCCGTAACGCTGGCCCAGGAAAACGGTGCGACCACGACCCTTTCCTGCCGGCTGTATCGGGGCTGGCCCTCTACCGACACGCTGAACGCCGACCTTGCGAAAGGTGTGGCACATGTCTCGGTCTATCCTGAGGCGGACGCGGGGCAGAACACAACCCGCTACTTCACGAAATGGTGGCAGGCTCCGCGGGCGGCTCCCACGCTCACGGCGTCAGTCGCTCAGGGCACGACGAGCGCCACGGTCACGTGGGCTGGCTCGTGCGCGGCAAACCAGCTCGCGGGCGTCGCGGTGGGCGCCGGTATCACGCCGGCAACCTACACCTATGCGGTGCAGGCGACTGACACGCCGGCAAGCGTGGCAGCGGCGTTGGCGGCGCTGATCGCGGGTGCGTCGGCGAACGGGGCGGTGCTCACGATACCCGATGGTTCCTGCCTGGCGCGGGTGGCGCAGGGAACGACGGCCACCTCGTTGCTGCGACAGATCAAACAGCGATACCGGATCAATGTCTGGTCTGCCTCGCCGCAGGCCCGCGATGCGCTGGCGAGCGCGCTCGACCTGGCCTTCGCGCAGATTTCTCGGCTCGCCATGCCGGACGGATCGCCGAGCCTGCTGCGCTACGGCGGCACGCTGGTGTCCGACTTTCCGGCACGGCAGGCGGAGTGGAACCGCACGCTGATCATGCAGGTCGAGTACTCGACGGTAAAGGTGGAGAACCTTGCCGCGGTGCTTTTCCCTGCTGGAACAATCAACGGCACCGCGTTCGGCGCGATGCCGCCGCTACCGGCACTGATCTACACCGACATGACAGGCAATGTGCTGATGGATGCGAACGGACTTCCAATG